ATATGCTTCGTACCCAACTTCTTCTGAAGAATATAGTTTCTCCCGAAGATTGGGAAAAGATGGAAGATCATATTCAATATGACTTCCTTTACGACAATCATTTTTCAGAATTGAAAGAAGCAGAACTTCTCACAAATCGTTTGACACTTTTGACTACGGTAGAACCTTATATCGGTAAATATTATTCAACAGAGTATGTGCGTAAGAAAATTCTTCACCAAACAGACTCCGAAATTATCGATATTGATTTACAAATTGATGATGAAATTGAAAAAGGTATACTCCCAGATCCAAATGCACCAGTAGATGAAATGGGAAATCCATTACCCCCTGCAGGTGAGGAAGGTGCTGGACAAGCAATTGAGCAAGGTGCTGGAGGAGAGGTGCCAATTGAACCAACAGTAGATGTGTCGCAGGTAGAGATAAAAGAACCTAAAGGTGGCAAAATATAAATAGTCCTATAATAATAAAATAAATTTATGGAAGAACTTATCGATTTGATTGCATCTGATGGTGCTCCAGCAGATGTTTCCGACAGAATTAAAGAATTTTTGTATGCAAAAGCTGCTGATAGAGTAGATGCTGCTCGTCCAGAAATTGCTGCAGTGATGTTTGGTGAAGATGATTCTACTGGAGATAACGAATAATGGCAATAAAAATTGTCCAAAATGTAAATAGAATTTCCCCTACAGTTTCTGTAGCCGCTACTAGCAATCCAATTGCACTCAAAAGCGGATATATTCGTGTTGCTTGTGCTTCAACAGCAGTATATGTAGAAACTGGGGGAGAACCTGTAGCTACTGTTAATTCTTTCTTGATTTCTCCTTTTGGAAATGAAGTTTTAAAGGAAAGACTTGCAAAGCAGCAGATAGTAGGAATTACTACAGGAGCATCAACTGTAATCACTTTTGATAATAATGCAGGGAATCCTTTCTTGGTTGGTGATTATGTAACAATTGAAAATGCCCAACCTGTCGGAATTAATACAGTTCATAGATTAGTAACTGCTACAACTGATTCAACAGTTACTATTGCTGCAAATACATCATCAATTGTTGGAGTAATTACTGCAACTGGATCTACTTTATCCAGAAGCGTAAGAGTTTCAGCTCTTGCTCTTGATAACACCACAAATGTGACCATCACAGAAGTAGTACAATTAGTTTCCGAATAAAATGAAACTCATCACAGAAGAAATTCAAAAAGTAGAGTTTATTACCGAAAAAGTAGGTAATAAAAAAAATCTATACATTGAGGGTATTTTCCTTCAAGGTGATATTTGCAATCGTAATGGAAGAATGTATCCGATGGCAACTCTGAGTAAAGAGGTTGGCAGATACAATGAAAACTTTATTCAAAAGGGTCGTGCTCTCGGTGAACTTGGACATCCCGATGGACCAACTGTAAATCTAGATAGAGTTTCTCATAAAATTGTTTCTCTTACCCGCGAAGGAAACAATTTTAAAGGAAAAGCATTGGTTCTTGAAACTCCTATGGGTAAGATTGCAAAGTCTCTCATTAGTGAGGGAGTTTGTCTCGGTGTTTCTTCTCGTGGAGTTGGATCATTGAGAATGACCAATGAGGGTCACAAAATTGTTGGTGAAGATTTTATGCTTGCAACTGCTGCTGATATTGTAGCAGATCCTTCTGCTCCAGATGCTTTTGTTTCTGGAATTATGGAGGGTAAAGAGTGGATTTGGGAAGGTGGTATTCTTCGTGAAAAACTTGCCGAACAAACACAAAGAAGAATTAACACTCTTGTTGACCAAAAAAGACTTGAAGAGCATAAGTTGAATCTATTCAACGAATTTCTTTCAAATCTGTAAATTATAAATAAATATAGATTAAATACAAGATCTAAAAAAAATGTCCGTTGGTAGCAATTTACAAGAAATGGAAAACGTAGTAACCAAAGGGGCTGCACCTGCCGAGCCAATGCACAAACTGACTGGGACTACTCCTGGTCAAACTGCTGGTTGGGAAGATCTCGGTGGTCCTACTCCAGAAAATTACAAGCCCGATGATAGTTCAGCAGAATTAAAGACTCCTGCTGCAACTCTTGCTCAAGTAAAGGATGTTGTTAATGCGAAAGCACAAGCAGCAATGCCTATGCAAGGAGTCAAAGAGGAAGCAGAAGATGAAGAGGAAGTAGTTTCCGAAGCTGCTGAAGAAGATGAGGATGAGGCACCCGAAAAAGGAAAAGATGAGGGTGGCAAGCATAAAGAGGGTAAGCATAAAAAAGGCAAAGAAGAGCCTGGTGAAGAAGATGATGAAGATGAAATGAAAGAAGAATTTGATATCGAAGAAGATGTCAATGCTCTTCTGGAAGGTGAAGAACTCTCCGAAGAATTCCAAGAAAAGGCACGTATCATTTTTGAATCTGCTATCAGATCAAAAGTTGCTGAAATTAAAGAGCAACTTGAAGAGGCATATGAGCAGACTCTTGTAGAAGAAATTCAATCAATTAAAGAAGGTCTTGTAGAGCGTGTTGACGCATACCTTGAGTATGTTGCTGACGAGTGGATTCAAGAAAATGCACTCGCAGTTGAGCACGGTCTTAAGACCGAAATGACCGAATCATTCCTCCAAGGAATGAAGGGTCTTTTTGAAGATCATTATGTAACAATCCCTGAAGATAGATATGATGTCATCGAGAGCATGGTAGATAAACTTGATGAAATGGAAGAAAAACTCAACGAGCAAATTGAAAGAAATGTTGCTCTAAATAAAAGATTAGCCGAGTCAGTTTCTGATGTAATTTTTGCTGAAGTCGCTGAGGGTCTTGCACTTTCTCAAAAGGACAAACTCGCTTCTCTTGCCGAAAATGTTGAGTTTGATGGTGAAGAGAGCTATCGTGAGAAACTAGTAACTCTGAGGGAATCATACTTCCCAACCAGAACTGCTGGTACTCAAAGAAACGCTAGTGAAAATCTGTCTGAATCAACTGATCTGAATAATATTCAGGAAGTTGGAGGCACCATGGGTGCATATCTTCAGACTCTCCAAAGAGTTTCTAAAAAGTGATTTTTAAATCATAACAATCAAACTAACACTTCTAAAGAGGTAAAAACCAAATGCAAATGTTCAATACCGAGCAATTGCAGGAGAAGTGGGCACCGCTCCTAGACTACGAAGGTCTGGATCCTATCAAAGATTCACATCGTAGAGCTGTAACCGCAATCCTGCTCGAAAACCAAGAGAGAACCATCCGTGAAGAGCGTGAGTTCCTCTATGAGTCCCCAACCAATAGCACCGGAACCAGCACTGGAGCTGGTACTGGATTTAGTGCTGCAAGCACTGGTGCTATGCAAGGTTTCGATCCCGTACTGATCTCACTGATCCGTCGTTCGATGCCTAACCTGATCGCCTATGATCTCTGCGGCGTTCAACCAATGAACGGTCCTACTGGACTGATCTTCGCAATGCGTTCACGTTACACCAACCAGTCTGGAACCGAAACTTTCTACAACGAAGTAGATTCGGCATTCTCTGGTCAAAGTGCATCGTTCGACCAGACCGAAGGTTGGACAAACGGTGCTGTTGGTATGGGTACTACCGCTCAGCGCGGATCAAATCCATCAGTTCTAGATCCAAGCAACCAAGCAAATAACGCTGCTCCTGGCGACAGTGCTTATAACGTTGGTCAAGGAATGAGAACTGACAACGCAGAATCGCTTGGCGAATCTGATCAGTTCAACCAGATGGCATTCTCAATCGAGAAGGTCACTGTAACCGCTAAGTCACGCGCCCTCAAGGCTGAGTACTCACTTGAGCTTGCTCAGGACCTCAAGGCAATCCACGGTCTGAATGCTGAGGCTGAACTCGCAAACATTCTCTCAACTGAGATTCTTGCTGAGATCAACCGCGAAGTTATCAGAACCATCTACAAGATTGCTAAGCCTGGTGCTCAAGTCAATACCGCTACCGCTGGTACTTTTGACCTCGACGTTGACTCCAACGGTCGTTGGTCGGTTGAGAAGTTCAAGGGTCTGATCTTCCAGATCGAGCGCGACGCTAACGCGATTGCTCAGCAAACTCGTAGAGGAAAGGGTAACACTATCCTTTGCTCTGCTGACGTTGCTTCGGCACTTGCAATGGCTGGTGTTCTCGATTACACCCCTGCACTCAACGCTAACCTGAACGTTGACGACACCGGTAACACCTTCGCTGGTGTTCTCCAAGGTAAGTATCGCGTATACATTGACCCATATTCGGCAAACGTAGCACCTAACCAGTTCTATGTTGTTGGTTATAAGGGTTCTAGCCCATACGATGCTGGTCTGTTCTATTGCCCATATGTACCTCTCCAGATGGTACGTGCCGTTGGCGAGAACACCTTCCAGCCTAAGATCGGCTTTAAGACCCGTTACGGAATGGTTGCTAACCCATTCGCTGAGGGTCTTACCCCAGGCGCTGGTGCTCTGACCACCAATGCTAACACCTACTACAGAAGAGTCAAGGTTGCTAACCTGATGTGATTTAATTCACAACTCGATCTAGAGGGTCTTTGGACCCTCTTTTTTTTTATCTAAATACAAATAAAAAGATGAAAACGTTTAAAGAGTTTTTATCAGAAGCTCAAGTTTTAGCATATAAAAACTATAAACCAGGAGTTCTTGATAAGAAAACTGGAAAATTTACATCAAAACCTCATAGCGATGTTGAGCAAAAGAGATATGGGTGGAAACCCGTAAATGTTAGTTCTTATAGTAAAGCAGACACCCCAGGTTCATTAACTGCTAGTGGAGAACGTTTTAATGATAAGCAACGATTAGTCGCTGTCCCATATGCATCTAGAACTAGTAATAAACCATCAACTCCATTTGGTACAAAACTACAAATGACGATGGCTCCAGGGACAAAGGCACCCATAGCAACAACTAAAGTATCAGACACTGGTAATTTTGGACCTGCTGGAAACTATAATAAGTCAACAAGTTACGATTTAGCGTTACAGACAGCTAGAGATGTTTCGGGAAATCCAAAAATTACATCAAGAGATTTTGGAAAGAAAACAATTTATGTGAAAACTGCTCAAGATTCGCAAACAGCAAAGGTAAAACCCAATAAGAGGTAAAAAATGGCTTGTAATTTCCCAAACCAAATTACGAATAGAAATTTTTTATCGCCAGTTGGTTTTAAGTTCACTCTAGCAAAGGAACCAACTGTTCCATTTTTTTGTAACTCGGCAAGAATACCAGAAATCACTCTTTCTGTTCTACAACAACCGACTTACCTTAAGGATCTGGATGTTCCTGGAGGCAAGTTGCAATATGGTGATTTAATTCTGAGATTTATTGTTGATGAAAATATGGAAAATTATATGGCGATTCATAATTGGTTAACTGGTCTTGGTTTTCCAGAAACTACACAGCAATACAAAGATTTAATTACAGATAGAGATGATATTCTCGATCCAAAAGAAGCATTTAGTGATGGTAGTCTGTACGTTCTCGACAGCAGCTATAATACGAGTGCTATTGTTAAATTTAAAGATCTTTTCCCAGTAGGATTATCATCTCTTGAATTTGATTCAACACAAACTGATATCCAGTACTTTACAGCAGACGTGACTTTCAAGTATACTGTCTATAACATCCTAGGCACTGACGGTCAAGCTTTATGAATCTTGAGCAAATACAGGAGATGTGGCAGAAAGATTCTGTCATTGATCCTGATAATTTACATGATGAATCTTTAAAAATTCCACAACTACATGCAAAGTATTATACAATCTACAATACAATCACTCTGCTGAGAGAAAAGGCAAGAGAAACTTTCAACAGAGTAAAACTAGAACGCTATAACTACTACACAGGAAAGGCACCAGCAGAGGTTTACGTCGAAGAACCATTTCCGTATAAGGTAAGAGAAAAGGACGCCATACAGAGGTATATGGACGCAGATGAGAAGTTAAATAAAGTGGAGTTGAAGATAAGATACTACGATATTATGCTCAAATTTCTTGAAGAGATTATTAAGTGCATATCTAACAGAACTTATCAAATTAAGAATAGCATAGAATGGTCGAAGTTTACCGCAGGATATAATTGAGGTAGAAATGCCTCTTTTTTATTATAAATACATTAGCGACTGAAACCTCAAATGAGAAGCGATTTTTATGTTTATGCTTATTTAAGAGAAGATGATACTCCTTATTATATTGGTAAGGGCACTGGAAGACGAGCATATCAAAAAAATAAGAAAACTCACAAATATGTAAATATTCCAGATAAAGAAAAAATAGTTATTTTATTGGATAACCTTTCCGAAGAATGCGCTCTTGAAAAGGAAAAAGAACTTATTATGAAATATGGTAGAAAAATAGATGGCGGAATATTAGTAAATGTTACGGAGGGTGGAGAAAAAGGTTTTGCCTGTATGAAAGGTAAAAAACATACGGAAGAAAGCAAGAAAAAAATGTCAGAATCACATAAAGGTAAGACTGCTTGGAACAAAGGTTTAAAAGGTGTTCAATCTCACAACGAAGATACCCGTCAAAAATTATCTGAAATAGGGAAAGGCAATAAAAGTAGAACAGGTCAAAAACAAAGTGAAGAAGAAAAAAGAAAGAAAAGTGAGTCTCTTAAAAAATATTACGCTGAGAGGAGAGCGCAAGGTTATAAGAGATGAATAAATATGTATAGAAGTGAACTATATGTATGTCTCATTTGGTGATATCTAAAAAAAATGAGGTTTATCTTGAAGTAAAGGCGGAACCTCACGTTTACTATGAATTGGCGGACCAATTTACTTTTGAAGTCCCCAATAGTCGTTTTATGCCCCAGTATAGAAGTAGACACTGGGATGGAAAAATACGCCTATTCAATACA